TAAATAGTCGTTTACAAAAGGTCTTTCCAGAGTTAGTATCAAGTAACGACCAAAGTATGAAGAGTAAGAGTAGAAAAATAGTAACACCAACTACGGGTGGCTCATCGTACAGAGGTAACAGGGTTCGCATGACGCAGGATCAGTTACGAATGGCTAGAGAGCTTGGAATTAATGACGAAGCTGGACTTAAAAAGTACGCTTCAGAAATACAGAAAAGTCAAAGGAGTTAATCATGGCTGAAAATAGAAATGTAAGAGCAAGTGAAACCCGAACTGGTGTTCGAGACGAGGAGTCAAGACCTCAGACACATTGGACACCACCAGCGTTGTTGGATGCACCAGAACCGAGACCTGGTTATGTTCAACGATGGGTAGCTACCTCGATTCAGGGGAAGGACACACCAGATAACGTATTTAAGAGAATGCGTGAAGGGTGGGAAGCTCGCCCTGCTAGTACTGTGAAGAGTAAGTTGTTCCCAACTATAAATCATGGACAGTGGGAAGGTTGTATTGGAATTGAAGGAATGTTGCTTTGCGAAATGCCTGAAGAGAGACATAAGCAGATGAAAGCTTATTACTCTAATAGGAACGTAGAGCAAAACGAATCACTTGCAGGCGACCTTGATGCATTAGGGCAAAGAACTGGACAACGAATCTATCAAGAGAGGAAGAGTTCAGTTAGTGGTGGCAGACAAGTGTCTGCTATGGAAGACTAACTATTTAACTAGGAGATAAAAAATGGCAAATGTTGATGCTGCTTTTGGGTTTGTACCCGTACGTCATCTTAGTGGTAATGGTTACTCTCGTGCAAATGTATATACAATTACTTCGGGTTTAGCTGAGAACATCTTTACTGGTGATCTCTGCATAATCACTGCAGATGGTGTAATAACACCTCACACTGCCACAGAAGTTAATAATATAGGCGTTTTCGCAGGAGTATCTTACACTGCTTCAGATGGCTCTTATGTTTATTCACAATACTGGCCGTCAGGAACTGTAGCTACAGATATAAAAGCTTACGTTTATGATGATCCTTATACTGTGTTTAAAGTTCAATCTGCAGGAACTACTGCTCAGACAAACATTGGTAACTGTGCTGATGTCGTTGCTGGCGCTGGTTCTGCAACCACTGGACAATCTGGATTTGAAATATCAGGAACTATGGCGGCAGATGCTGCTACAGCAAAGATCATAGCTCTGTATGACGCCCCAGACAACGCCTTTGGTGCAAATGCAATCATGGAAGTTCTTATCAATGAGCACTTGCTCAAAGATAGTGCTGCAATATAAGGGAGATTTAAACAATGGCAATGAATAGAGCACAATTTGCAAAAATGCTTGAGCCTGGTTTGAATACCTTGTTCGGCTTAGAATATGATAGTTACCCACCAGAGTATGCTTCAGTATTTGAAAGCAACACATCTCAAAAAGCTTTTGAAGAAGATGTATTGTTGACAGGTTTTGGAGCGGCTCCAACTAAAGACGAAGGTGCAAGCGTAAGTTACGATAGTGCATCTCAACAGTGGACTGCAAGATATCAGCACGAAACTATTGCTTTAGCTTTCTCAGTTACTGAAGAAGCTGAAGAAGATGGTCTTTATGGGTCAATCGCATCTCGTTATACTAAAGCACTAGCTAGGTCTATGGCTTCTACTAAAGAAATCAAAGCTGCTAATGTTTTAAATAACGCAACCTCAACAAATGGTGGAGATGGTACTACACTTTTAAGTACAACTCACCCAACTCAAAATGGTAACCAAAGTAACACTTTAGCTACTGCGGCTGATTTATCAGAGACTTCATTAGAGAGTATCTTGATAAACATTGCAGATATGAAGGATGACAGAGGATTAAGAATTGCTGCACAAGGCACAATGCTTATTATCCCAACTGCTTATACTTTCGTAGCTGAAAGATTGCTTGAGAGCCAGTTAAGAACAGGAACTGCTGATAACGATCTCAACGCTATCAAGTCTGGTGGATACTTACCACAAGGCTATCATGTGATGAGAAGATTAGTAGACAGTGATGCATTCTTTGTTAAGACTGATGTTCCTGATGGACTTAAGATGTTCCAAAGAAGCCCAATGAAGAAGGGCATGGAAGGCGACTTCGAGACTGGAAACATTCGTTATAAAGTGAGAGAAAGATATTCTTTTGGTTTCACTGACTGGCGTGGTGTTTTTGGTACAGAAGGTGCAGCATAAGAACCTCGCACATGGAGAGGGGCTAGTCTCCTCTCCTTTTACTATTAACCTTGACTGCATAAGCAGACACTAGCCACGACAAGGAGAATAATATGGCTAATACAACATTTACAGGTCCAGTTATATCTAACAATGGATTTCAAGTTGCCCCAGTAGAACTTGCTGATGGTGACATTACAATTACAAAATTAACACATGGTGGAAGAATTAACTTTGTTCCAGATGGTGGGCAAGACAACACATATACACTACCAGCGCCAGAAGCTGGGGTATCTTACAGATTTGTGTATGGTGGAGCCGCTGCCGATACAACAGACGCTATATTTGTATCACCTGGTAACGCAAACTTTTATATTGGTGGTGTAACTTTCTTAGACACTGACAATGAAATTAGTGCTGTGTTCTCAGATGGAAACTCAAACAGTAGCTTGCAAATAAATGTGCCAGCAGGATTTGATGTGACATTTATAGGCGTTGATAGCACAAATTATAGAGTGATGGGTTCTGTTACTTCTGCGACTGCACCAACGTTTGCTGACCAATAATTGGGAGGTATAAATGGCTGATATAACAACCACTACTACTATTGAACAGAATACCAGAGAAGCTATTATTTCTTTTCAATATCAGTATGTAGATACTGGAAACGAATCAGCAGTCCTTAAAATAGACGTCTCATCCCTAACACCAAACGCCAATGGCGAAGCATGTACTGGGGTGAGAATTTTAGAGTGCTGGTGGGTGCTACATGGCTTAACAGTAGAAGTCCTAGCTGACGCCTCTACTGATATTATCATGTTACATCTTGCAGAAGATCAACAAGGGTATCAAAACTTTGAAAAATTTGGTGGGTTACCTTCTACCAAGTCTTTTGGCACTAGCCCAACTGGTGATGTAAAATTTACTACGACTGGTGCTGGGGCAGTAGGAGATTCTTACCAAGTAATTCTTAGAGTGTCCAAAGATTATTAAGGGGATTAAATATGGCTCAAGTATCTTCAATTAGTAGGGTTGGAACTACTGAGCCATTTTATCTTCAAGTAGCTCGTAATCAAATATCATTTCACAAATCTAATTTTAAATTTGGTTTTAATGCTGATGTAGATGATTCGTTAGAGACAGTATGGGCACAAGGTGGTTTATATTCGTATTTAGCTTCTGCTTCTGTACTTAAAGTCTCTAGCTCATCAACTGCAGATACTTCAGCAGGAACTGGTGCTAGAACTGTAGAGCTTTCTGGATTAGACACAAACTATGATGAAATAAGTGAAACAGTTACATTAAATGGACAAACTGCAGTAAATACAACTAATGAATTTTTAAGAATTAATAGGATGGTTGTTAGGTCTGCAGGAAGTGGTGGACAAAATGCTGGCGTTATATATGCAGGAACTGGTACAGTCACGACTGGAGTCCCAGCAAACAAGTACGCTACTATAGCTATAGGCGACAATCAAACTCTAATGGCATTGTGGACAGTTCCAAGAGGTTATACTGCATATCTATTACAGACAGATATAACTGTAGCGACTACACAAAATAACAAATATTGCACAGTTCACTTGGTATCAAGACCAAATGGCGAAGTGTTTCAAATTAAAGATAAATTCGTAAAGGCAGAAAGCTCAGTACATCAAGCATACTCCATACCCTTAAAGTTTGAAGAGAAAACAGATATTGAAGTAAGAGCCATAGGCGACAGTGCAGGAGCAGACATAGCGATATCTGCAGGATTAGATTTTATATATATACAAAATGATGGAGCTTAAGTATGGCAACAAGTGGTACAGTTGCATTTAGACCAGACGTAGAAGAAATAATCACTGAGGCTTTTGAGCGTTGTGGTATTGACGTACAAACAAGAACTGGTGATCAAGCTATATCTGCAAGAAGAAGCATTAACTTATTGTTTTCTGAGTTTGCTAATAGAGGCATAAACTATTGGACTTTATCACAAAACACGTTGCCATTAGTTAATGGTACTACAAGTTACACACTTCCAGTAGGAACTATAGATATATTAGACGCAGTTATAAGAGATAGCTCAAGTAACACAGATCAAATTATTAACAGAATTACAATACAAGATTATAATCAATTGCCAAACAAAGATACTGCAGGAAAGCCAAGTCAGTATATGATAGATAGGCAATATACGCCAGTAGTTTACTTTTGGTCAGTACCTAATACATCTACATATTCCTTAGTTTATTGGGCTATGAACCAATTAGAGGATGTTACTTTATCTAATCAAGATGCAGATGTGCCATATAGATGGAGTGACACTATATGTGCTGGGTTAGCTTCTAAATTGGCTATGAAATATGCACCAGAGAAATTTCAGTTATTAAACGAGATGTATGAAAGGTCTTTTAACTTTGCGGCATCAAGTGACAATGATGGCGTAAGCTTGAGGGTTCAGCCAACTGCGTTGAATATGACATAATGGCGAAATTAGCTAGTGGCAAAAAATCTGTAGCGATAAGCGATAGAAGTGGTTTTAAGATTAAATATACTGATCTTAAGACAACTTGGGATGGCTTGCGTGTTGAGCCTAGCGAATGGGAACCGAAACACCCACAATTAACGCCAGCAAAAAATGTTGTAGATGCTACTGCTTTATTCCAACCACGACCAGACAATGATCCTGAAAATGTATCTATATTTTATGGCTATAGTACACAAGATATATTTGCTTCAAGAGTAGAACGCTCACAAAA